CCGCTACTATTCGGGTTCTATATTTCTTCCGTGTAATAGCTTCTCCAGATTTACCTTTAGCCATAACATCAGCAATAGAACTGCCAGATACATGACCTAGCTTAACTCTTTTCCATTCATCTGTGCCTTGAACTACTTTTTGGGCAGTAACTCTATCTTCTGTCGTAAAAGTAGTCATTTTCTAGCTTCCATCATTGCATCTGCTACTTGATAGGCATAATCGCCTACCCAACCAACAACTTCTTCGAGTGAGTTGCTTCTTTCATCTGAAGCAATAATGACAGCAGACATAGCTTTAGATGCAAAGTAATCACGCAAATCCATACCTTGTTGAGTTTCTAAGGGCAAATCTATGTACATAGTTGCTTCATTTTGTGGAAATGCTTTCATGACAAATCCTCCAAATCAGCTTTTGCATCATCTTTAGCAAATTCTAAAGAAGTTAAGGCTTGGCTATCCCCTTTACAGGCTTTAACTGCTGTAATGTATTTAATTCTTAAATCCTCTAATGAAGTTGCTGATTTAATAGATTGCAAGAATGGGGTTACATCTATTGGTTCTACTGGAGTATTGTCATCAGGCAAATCCTCTCCAGCATAAATGTATAGACCAATACCAAAGAGTGCTATTGTCTTAACTAGGCAACGCATCATAGCCGTATTCACATCCATCGCATTTGGATTAGGGATAGCTTTGTTCTGATTATTGATACAAGGCATTTGGCAAGTCATAGATTTACCCATAGCAGTTACTGTGCAATAGACCATTAAAGTTTCTGCAAAGTAAGTAGGGTCGCCAAAAGTCCAAGTAGCTAACGGGTCGTTTTCTAATAGCTTATCTACCGCCCAAGTCCATGATAAGTAAGTAAATCTTCCCTTTTTTTCTGTGTATTCGTTTACATTAATGGTTCTTAATTCTAGAAATGTTTTCATGTCTTTTCCTTTAATCGTTTAATAAGCCAGAGTTATATTCATCTACCGCATGAGAGTCAGCCAGTTTTTCCATGTATTCATGGCTGATGTAATACAGCTTCATCCCCAGTTTTGCCCATTCCGCATTAGCAATAAAGTCCGAAATGCTTTCTTGGTCTTCTGGATTGGCTTCTGAAATAGCTTCTGCTAAATGATGGATAAGTGCTGGGTCATATTCTTTTGTGTTTAATAACTCAACAACCCGAGCATCTATAAAGTCTCCAGAATCATCATCCTCTGGTTCGTAATACCTATCTTCACTATGAATTCCCATTGTGTTTTTCCTTTTCGTGGTAAGGTGGAAAAATTCCGACCTAGAAGTATTATAGTATAACTATTACAGATGCCAACCCTTTTTTTAAATTTTCCTTTGCCACCTACAATAAATTCTTATTACCAGTTTCAAGGACATAGAAGATATGTAGGGGATGCTGGTAGAAAGTTTAAAGCCGAGGTAGCCCAAATAGTGAGCCAGCAACCTATCCGCTTTGGTGCTGAAAAATTAAGCATGGCAGTTACTATCAATTTCAGGGATAAAAGAACCCAAGATTTATCCAATCGTATAAAAGCTCTTGAAGATGCTATGTGCCAAGCTGGACTGTTTAATGATGATTCCCAAATAAAAGAAATTCATATTTATGAAGGAGAAATTATTAAAGGAGGTAGGGTTTCCGTTAGGATAAAAGTATTAGGAACTTTGTAATAGTTGTCTTATAATGTAATAGTTGGGCTAGGCTTGCTACCAAAAATTCGGCTTATCACCGAACCGCCCAACACCTTTCGATACCTTGATAAGGGATATATGCACTATTTTTATCTTCAAATAAAAGAATGGATAGCCAATACGGCTCATCTAACGACAGAAGAAGAAGCTGTTTACTTTCGCTTGATTCTTACTTATTACGATAGTGAACAAAAAATTCCACTAGAACCTTCTCTAATTTTCCGAAAACTAAGAATTGCCAATAAAGATACAGGTCTTGCCATTTTAGAAGAATTTTTTACTAAGACAGAGAATGGCTGGATTCATGAAAGATGCGATTTAGAGATTGCCCGATACCATTCTATGGCAGAAGCTGGTAAAAGAGGTGCTTTAAAGAGGTGGGCAAAGGGTGGGGATACCCCCCCCATTGACCCCCCAATAGCAATAAAGAATAAAGAATTAATAATAAAGAATAAAGAATTAAATAAAGCACTTGACCCTCCTGACGGAGTGTCTGTTGATTTGTGGAATGATTTTCTTGTTTATAGGAAAAGAATGAAATCTCCAGTTACTCCTAGAGTGCTTGCAAGACTAGTAAAAGAAGCAGATTTAGCCAAGATGACACTTCCTGATGTATTAGAAACAATCATTTTTAAAGGCTGGAAGTCGTTTGATGCTACTTGGGTTACCCAGAAAATCCCCAGTAATGCCCCACAATCGGCTCAGGCTTGGCGAACGAATGACGGATTGATGATGGCTAAGGCAACGGAGTTAGGGCTTCATACAATCGGTTTACAGCGGTTTGAAATTATTAACAAGATAGACGCAACTTTAAGGAGTAGAGGATTATGACAACACAGAAAAGCTATGAAAGAACAAAAGGGACTTTAGCAGAGGTAGAGCATGAAATGTCTTGTATCAAATGGAGAATTGGCTATTACGAAAGAATTATTAAAAATGCTTGGTGGGTATTAACGGATATTGAATCCCAAGATTTAAACGACAAAATCTATACAAGACTTGTAATAGATAGTCTTGCAGAAGTCGCTAATGACGTAATGGATAGGGAAGAAACCAAATGACCAATGACGACATTTCCCCATTTAAAGCACTTGATTTTATGCGAGACAATGCTAAAGCGTATGCTCACGCTAAAGCGGATGTTATCTACATGACAGAATTCCGTAAAAGTTTAAAGGCTATGCTGATGGCTGAGTCAGATGCTAAAACAGAGTCCGCAAAGGAAACTTTTGCTTATTCGGACAATCGTTACATTCAACACTTAAATGGATTAAGACAAGCAATAGCAACAGCAGAAGAATATCGCTGGAAGTTAATAGCGGCAGAAGCTAAGATAGAAGTATGGAGAAGTTTGGAATCTTCCGCTAGAGCAGAAGGGAAATCTACTCAATGAACAACGAACCAGTAGCATGGTTTTATCCAAATGGTAGCCCTGACCAATGCACTACCAATAAAGAATATGCCGAAATGAATCCTCCATGGACTCCACTCTATACCCATCCAGCAAAAGAACTACACCTATCACTTCAAAAAAGTAAAGAAACAGGTGAACTACTAGCTGTTACGTATACAGATGATGAGCATAGGATTGTGGAAGTGTTATGGAAAAAACCACCAGCAAAGACACTAACAGATGAAATAGAATATTTAAAAAACGAATTAATGATGGAAGAAGAAAGTTATATGCTTTTAAATGAATCATTTCTTTTTGCTAAAGAATCAATAAAACAACAACAAATAAAAATTAAAGAATTGGAAACAAAGACATTAACAGATGAGGAAATAGATGCTGTTTGGTTTAGTTACAAAGGCGATATTAAGGATTTTGTTAAAGCAATACTAAGAAAGGCACAAGACAAATGAACAATGAACAGCCAGTAGCGTGGATAGACCCTAAAGAATTAGATATGACTGTATCTACCAGCGTAACCAAAAACAAACAGTTTGAGTCTGATATTCCACTCTATACCCATCCAGCAAAGCCATTAGGCAATGTTGTTGTAGTTAGTGCTACTTGCAGTTGCGGAAAAGTTATGGAAGTTACTAATTTGCAAGAAGCAAAGACACTAACAGATGAAAAAATAGAAGTGTACAAAGAGGCGTTAGAAAAACTGGCTAGGCTGGGTAATGGCGATGAGTATGGAAACAGCATTGGTAATGATATTGCTATTGATGCACTAAGAAAGGCACAAGAATGAATGCTCACACACATTGTTGGCACTCAACAAATACTATGCTTTGCTCTATGCCACCACAAAGGGTAGAAGTTTGTTGTGTTTGCGGAGAAAAAAGAAACTTGGTAATTAAAAGCATGGAAGATAGCCCCGAAGGACATGGGCAGTTTCATCCAAACGCAATATTAAGAAAGGCACAAGAATGAACGACTTTATGTTGTATTACGGAATTGTATTCTTTTTAATTATCGGAATAGTTCTTTGGGCTTTCTTAAAATGAAAACTTTAATGCGGTCTCTAACTGCTCCTCACGTAGATTATGGATTTCTATATGGATTAGTAGAAAAAAGCCCTAATTTTGTCCCTAGCGACATAGATGGAGTAATAGAGAGAAATGGAGTTTTTTTGTTTTTTGAATGGAAAAATCCTCTTGAAGATATGAATGCTGGACAAGAAAAGATGCTTATTTCCCTTGCTAAAAAACCTGATATTTTTGTCGTAAAAATCATTGGAGACACGATTAATGGAGTTCCTACTATTTACGAATTTTTTATTCTTAAAGGAGAGGAATGGGTAAATAAAGGGAAAAGTTTAAGTGAATTTATAGACTTTTATTTACGCTGGATTAAATATGCGTCAGAAAAGTATGAATAAAACAGAAAAGGAACTATATGCTCGCATGGCACGATTTGGCTGTATTCTCTGCCACAAGTTGGGTTACAGGGACACACCAGCAGAACTCCACCACATCCGAACGGGAAATATTCCAAGAAAACAAGCCCCAGTTATCCCCTTGTGTCCAGAGCATCATAGAGGGAATACTGGTATTCACGGACTCGGAAGAAAAGCATTTGAAACAAGATATGACACAACGCAGAAACAGCTTTTACAAGCCACCTTGCAAATAATAGGAGAAGATAATGAATGAACATATATGGACTGCTAGCGGAACAGATATTGAAGAACGCTGGAGACTACATGGATGGGTTCGCCCATCAGAGCAACAAGAATATCAAGCTAAATACAAGTATTATCAGGAATTACCTTTACGAAAATTAGATGATGTAGCTAAAGTTCGCTATGAAGAAGTTTTAAAGAAAAATAAAGTAGTTAGAATAAAGTAACCTAGCCTTTAAATAACTCTTTTTCAGCTAATCTACGTCTGATTAGTCCAGCCATGATTGTACCGTTAGCTTTATTCCATTTTTGGAATTCTAAAGCCGCACCTTCCATATCGTTAGCATTTATTTTTTTAAGTAATGTAGAACCAGTAAAATTACCCTGACCGCAGTTATAAACAAAATCTACTAAAGCATCGAATTCGCATTGTTGAAGGTCTGTTGTTACCAATCTATTTACTGTTTCCACAGAATGTATTACATCTTCTTTAAGAAATTCGTCTGCTTGTTCTTGTGAAATAGTCATTCCAGATACTACGTCTTTAGTATGCCCGTAACCAATAGTCCAAGGTTTATCGCCTGTCGCTGGGTCAGGGTAAGAAGCAAGTTCACAGCCTTCAAACTTTTTAATTAAATCGTAACAATGTTGGCTAGGAATCATCCAGCTTTCTTTGCATAAAATAGAGTTCTATCACCGAATAAATAAAAGCCTACAGCACTAGCAAAATTAGTAACGGATACAGAAGGTGTGCCGTTGTATTCCAGATAGCACCAAGTACCTAGCACTATCATCGTTACAGAAGGTCGCATTAGCCTCACAATGGCTTCAACCCATAGGTATGAGGGGTTAGTACCACCAGCGTCGTTCATGGTTTTAAAGAAGTCTAAATCCATTTTCCGCATATCAATGTATTCAGTAATATTGGCTGGCTTAAAAGTATCTCCAGCAATAAACCGATTAATAAGGGATTTCCCTAAGTCCACTACAAAAGGGGCAAAAGTTGCAAGAATAGTAATGGGGTCTATGTCGTTCTCCTATGCTTTGTAATATTCTTCCAGCATAACTACTAACCTTAAAATAGGGAAAAAAGGCAATTTATCACATCCACTTTGCTTTACAAATTCCTCTAATATTTCAAGCGGAATTTTCACTTATCTGCCTTTTGACTAACCTTATCTTCAATTCTATCTAACTTAGTAAACATTGCAGTAATCGTTTGTTGAAACTCAGAACGAGTAATATAGCTTCCAGCAACCATTATTTCTATCGACCCTACTTTTTCTGCAAGTGCTATATCTGCAGTTTTTAATTCATGAATGGAATCCCAAAGCACTTTTAGAATCCAACCGCCAGTAGCCCCTGAAAAAAGAACTAGATAATTGATTAGTGTTTGAGTTTCCATAATTTATTTCTTACTGTACTACTTCAGCTTTTTCAACTGGAGCTTCTAGAGATTGCTTCAACATATTGTAAAACCCTTGTTTACCCACTTGCAACTGGTCAAGCTGAAACTTAGTGTTATTAATCTTGCGGTCAAGGTCGATACAATGCTGGAATAATACTTGTTGCTCTGGTGTTAAATCTTCCAGTTGGTACTCTGCTTCGTCAATCGTGATTTGAGTTTTTTTCGTGTTTTCGCTCATTTCATTCTCCTAAAATACCAGCTAAATAGGTAGCTGATTAACCTTTTACAGCGTTCTCAAATGGTGTTAAATCGTAACCAGCGTAGTAGTCACCTTTAGCTAATTGGATATTTAAATGGTCAATATTGCGTTGTTTGCAGTCTTGCCAATCTTCCGCAGACATTTCTTCAGGCTTGCCAGCATTGATTAGATTTACTGAATCCATTGCAGCATCGTAACTGCGTTGTACTTCTTGTTCAGGTGTTAGTTCTAACATTATTATTCCTTAAGGATGAGTTAATTTGTATGCGTCAAATTCTAATTTGAGTTCTTGAATTGCTTTTACTAAAGTAGGTATCAATGTTTCATGGTTAATATCTTTGTATTGAATTCCATCTGCACCAGCTTTTGATAATCCAACAGATTCAGGAAATACTGTTTCAAATTCTTGTGCAATAAAACCAGCGGCATTTTTCTTGTCTTGACCTTTTCCGTCTTTCCAATCAAATCTGCGTGGTTTTAAAGCCATAATTGAATCAAGACCAGTATCAATATCTTTAATATTTTCTTTTAATCTTTCGTCTGAAATTGCAGTAATTACAATAGAAGTAGCAAAAATAGTGCCACCATAACCAACATAAAAACGATAAGCACTAGCACCTGTTGAATACATTTCTAAAGTTGTTGCTGCGTTTGTTGATGCAGAACCAACCAAACTTAACTGTGGATAGGTTGCACTAGGATTAAACTTAAATCCAACACCAGAATTACCTGAAGAAGTTGTAGTACCAACCAAAAAGTTACCACTACCATCAAACACACCTCTAGGATTACCATCACCATCAGATAACACAATGTAGTTATCTGCTGTACGGATGTCTAGACCGCCTTGATTGCCGTTGTAATTACCAAGAATAGTGTTTTTAGAACCAGTTGTTGAAAGCCATCCAGCTCCACCACCAACATAAGTATTTAATACACCAGTTGTATTACTTTGCCCTGCTCCACCAGATATTGCATACCATCCGCTACCTACAAATACGTTTGCATATCCTGTAGTAGTAGATGCTCCTGCATAGTAACCAAGAGCTACGTTATCTGTACCAGTAGTATTTGCATACAAAGCATTTCTTCCAACAGCAATGTGCCTACCTGTTCCAGTTGTTATTGAATATCCAGCTTGATAACCAATATAAGTGTTATCCATTGAAGTTGTATTACTATACCCAGCTTGGTAACCTACTGCGGTGTTGTTAGATGCTGTGGTGTTTGCTTGTAGTGTTTCTTGACCAAAAGCGGTGTTGTTTGAACCAGTTGTATTTGCTGTTAAAGCAGTTCTACCAAAAGCATTATTTAAATTGCCAGTTGTATTCGCTGTTAAAGCAAACGCACCAACAGCGTTGTTGTAATAACCAGTTGTATTGGCTTTTAATGCTTCTTTTCCAACAGCAGTATTTTGAAAACCTGTTGTATTTGAATATAAAGAACCTTGTCCTACGGCAGTATGACCAGCTTGGTCAGTATTAGTGTAGAGTGATTGATAACCTACTGCTGTGTTGTTTGATGCGGTGGTGTTAGCCAATAACGCATCTCCACCCAAAGCAGTATTATACGAGCCAGTAGTGTTAGTAGCTAATGATTGTCTGCCCAATCCAGTATTGTACCCACCAGTAGTATTAGCCAAAGCGGACTGTAAACCAACAAAAGTATTTTGCACTCCAGTTGTATTTGCTTTACCAGCTTGATAGCCAAATGCCAACATACCAACTGTTGTAGCATATCCAGCTTCATAACCAAAAACAGTTGTAGCATTTCCAGAAACATTTGAATAACCTGCGGTATAGCCAACAGCAGTTACACCAGCACCAGTTTGATTACTATACCCAGCCTGATAACCAACTGCTGTGTTGTTAGATGCTGTGGTGTTGTTAGTAAGAGAATACATACCAACAGCCACATTGTATGCGCCAGTAGTATTGGAGTATAAGGATTCGTAACCTAAACCTACATTTCGTTCACCAGTAGTAATTGCACGACCTGAACCTTCACCCATTGCAAGGTTATAACTACCAGTAGAAGCACTTACTTGTGGGCCAGCAGCATAACCAACATAAATATTGTAAGCACCACTAGTTGTGTAAAACCCAGCTTTGTAGCCAATATGAATGTTTGCATCACCAGTATTGCTATACCCAGCTTGATAACCTACTGCTGTGTTATTAGATGCGGTGGTGTTGGAAAGTAGGGCTTGTGAACCAATAGCTGTGTTGTAGCCACCACTTGTTAAATTTCTTAAAACAGCACGACCTATTGCAATATTTTCAGTACCTGTAACTATGCCCTGGTCCATTGCAGAATAACCCATAGCAATGTTAAATGTGCCTGTAGTAAGTAAATTACCAGATGTATACCCAAAAATAGTGTTATTAGAGCCTGTAGTGTTATTAGCTAAAGCTAAGTAACCAACAACAGTATTACTAGCGACAGCACCAACACCCTTACCAACAGTAAGACCTGATATAGAGGCATCATTAGCTGTAGTAAGTGTTGTGCCGTTAAATGTTAGGTTGGCAGAGTCTGTTAATAGACCGCCAGTAGTAGCGTAAGTGACACGACCAGAAGTAAGACCTGTGTCAGTTATAGAAGTGAACTTACCTGTATTAGGTGTTGTGCCACCTATTGCTGGCGGTGCAGATAAATCTAAAGTTCCGCCTAAAGTCAATGAACCACTTGTAGTAACTGTGCCAGTAAGAGTTAAACCATTGACTGTGCCTGTACCACCTACGCTTGTAACCGTACCAGTATTGGAAGTCTTGTTATTAAAGGTGTCCAGTCTGTGCTTGTAAGGTAGCCATTGACGCTTGTTGTGGCGGCAGCCATAGAAATAGCTGGAGTTGCTCCACCGCTACTTACTACTGGGGCTGTGCCTGTTACTGAAGTTACTGTTCCCTGTGGGTTTGCAGCAGTTGTAATACTGGTTACTCGACCATAAGTGTCTATTGTGACTACAGGAATAAGGGTAGCAGAACCAGTTGTGCCAGCCGTTGCCACACCTGAAGCAAGGTCAATTACGGGAGTTGTACCGCCTGTACTGGTTATATTCCCAGTAGTTCCGCTTACTGAAGTCACCGTACCACCGCTAGAAGGCGCAGTATTGGTAACAGTAAAGTTAGGGTAAGTACCAGTAACGCTAATGCCTGTGCCGTTAGTAAAAGCTACTGTTTGGTCAGGTGCGGTATTGGTAATAGTCAGAGTACCGCTAGTAGTAATAGGGCTTCCGCTTACGCTAATGCCTGTTCCAGCAGTTGCGGCAACACTTGTAACTGTGCCTACTGAAATTGAACCGCCAAGACTTGTGCTTGTGCCATTAATAGTAATAGCAGAATTGGTAAGACTTGAATTACCAATATTGCTTAAAGTGTTGGTTGTGCCTGAAATAGACTTATTTGTAAGGGTATCGGTAGTATCTTTACCAACCAAAGTGGTTGTTGCATCTGGTAAGGTTACTACTCGACCAGCAGTTGCTACGGCATCTAACAAGGTAATAGTGTTTGCCGCACTACCTGAACTCCTAAAGCGAATACCTTTATTAAAGTCTAAACCATCGCTAATGGTGACTAATCCTGTGCCCTTTGGCTGAATATGCAACCCTGTATTTGCACTAGCACCATCAGCATAAACATGAAGTGGCACTCCTACACCAATACCATTTTTAACTACTAAGTAATCGGTTGCTGAAGTAGTAGGGGATAAACCTAATATTTCGTTGCCATTGGTGTCATTGATTAAATCAATTTTTGGTGCAGTTAGCGTTTTGTTTGTAAGGGTTTGAGTGCCAGTTAATGTGGCAACTGTGCTATCAATAGCAAAAGTTCTATTAGCGGATAAATCACCGCCACCAGTTAAACCTGTTCCAGCAGTTAAAGTTCGGCTAGTTGGTACTGTTCCGCTAATGTCAGTTTGAGTTAATACGACTGTGCCTGTGTATCCGTTTACACTTGTAACGGAATCGGTATTGTCAATCTTTTGCCATGCAGTACCACTATAAACTGCCCAATCGCCAATAAGCCAATCAGTAATGCCATTAAGATTTGTATTTCCAGCTACAGAAACTACATAGTAATAACCTTTAGTGCCAACTGAACTTACCAATGTTGGTGTATTGGTGGATGCGTTCCATGTGCCTTGATAGCTTAATGCACCTATGACCGAATCAGGAATTTGCGAAATAGGTACTTTTCCAGATGAATCTAATGTTGCTACACCTAGTGCTAAACCAGCATCTTTAGTAGAGGCTGTTCCTAGACCTGATACTTGAGTATTGGCAATAGCAATATCTTGTTGGCTTGCAGAAGTTACTTGACCTTGCGAATTAATAGCCAAAGTAGATGTTTTACTTGCAGTTCCATAGCTTGTAGCTGTAACACCAGTATTTGCAATAGCAATAGTTACTGGGGTCGAACCATTAAAGGATGTTCCTGATAAACCAGTTCCAATAGTTAAAGTGCTAGTTGTTGAAGCGGTAACTGTAGTAGAACCGCCCAATGAAACGCTATTGCCATTAATCGTAATTGATGAATTAGATAATTTGTTATTGGCTATAGAACCAGCAAGCATAGTATTCGTAACTGTGCCTGTATCAGTTGTATATACACCATTAGTAACTGTGCCAGCATTTCCAGATATATCTCCAGTTATCTTTGAGCCAGCTAACGCTGTAATCCAAGATGGATTGGAATAAGAGCCTGTAGTAACTACTCCATTTGTAACTGTATCTGCATTGCCTGTTAAAGCACCAGTAAAGCTAGTAGAGGATACTGAAGTTAATCCAGCTAAAGTAGTAGAACTTGCGCCTAAACTAATATCAGTCGTGCCTACTGTAACTTTTGAATTACTAAGCTGACTATTGTTAATTGAACCAAGTGTGCCGCCAAGCGTTAAATTTCCTGATGAGGTAACTAACCCTGTAAGGGTTATCCCATTAACTGAGCCTGTGCCTCCAACTGAGGTAACTGTACCTCCACCATCAGTAACCCACTCAACATCAGTTGCACCTGAATTTAATCCAAGACGCTTATTGCCATTACCTGTATAAGATGGGAGTAAATTAACTCTAGCATTTGCCGCTGTAGTGGCATTAGTACCGCCATTAGCAATCGCAACTTGACCTGTTAATTTAGACGAAGCTAATGCGGTAATCCAATTAGGGTCAGAATAAGTGCCAGTAGTTACAACTCCATTAGTTACAGTTGCCGCATTTCCTAATACAGAAATATCCCAAGTGCCAGTTGCGCCTGTTCCATCTGGTTCTGGAGGTGTATATCCTAAAGCACCAGTTACATCTGAAAACAGTAAAGTTACATTACCGATGCGAGTATTAAAGGATGCCACTCCAGCAGATACTGTAGGTAATTCTACGCTTTCCGTAGTTCCATTAGTATAAGTAAAGACCAAATAATAAGTAGAAGGCGGTACATATTCAATAGCTACATTAGAAATTCCTACACCTGAAACGCTTGAATCCACGATTACATCAAGGTTGTTGCTATCCACTACTTGTATAGTAAGGTTTGCCATTTAATTTATAACTCCATCTGAACGAACAAGGAATAAGAGAAAGATAATTAAATCTTGTGCTGGAGTAATCCCTTGAACTGGTAGGCTGATTTTGATTCTTCCACTAAAGCCTACGCAATTCGTTGCGTTAATATCAAGTTCAGTAGAATTAGATAGTAAGCCCCAAGCATCTGAATCAATGATGAGAGTAAATGACCCATTAGCTTCTACGATATTGTCAATCGTTAAATCAACCGCTGTAGGTGCTGGAATGTAGTCTGCTATGTCAAAAGTTAAACCATAGCGAGAATCATGAATATTGGTGACTGTTCTACGAATAATCGTAGCATCTAAAGTAGCACCAGTTAAATCATAAGGAAGCGATGTTGCCGAATTGATAAAGGAAAGATTCCAGTAATTTTGCTGATTCCAAACCAATTCTCCAGCAATAATGGGATTATCAAATCCTGAAACTTGGGCAAGCGAGTTCTTATTAAAGACAGCCATATATCACTCCAAACTAGGTTTATAGCCCTATCCCCTGACAGGTGCTACGGATATTGTCTTATTTTTAATAATTCTACCATGCTTAAAAAAATTTATTACAACTATTTAAGTTGTATATTTTACCATTCAATAATTGCTACTCCAGCGTGTCCAGCAGAACCAGCAATTTGACCAGTACCACCAGCACCACCAGCACCTACTGTTACTGTTAAAGTTCCACCACCAGTTAAACCTGTAATGAATGCAGTTGCATATCCACCGCTACCACCGCCACCGCCACCAGAAGCCTGACCGCCACCACCTAAATCACCACCATCACCACC